CTAGTTGGCCCGCTTGATTGCGTCCACGATCAGCGCGATAGGCATCGTTGCAGCGATCTGCGACGGCTCCCATTCGCCGCGTCCTATCTGCTCGATCAGCTGCAAGGCCGCGAACTCCCGGTCCATCGCTTCAACGTTCCGTCTCGAGACCATCGCCGCGACCTCTTCTTCGGCCTGGAGCTCTTGGCTGCGTCGTTTCCAGTGGTTGAACATCGAACCTCCATTCGATTGATAACGAACTTGTATTCGCCGTATCGGACGAGATCCCTCCAAGCTTGAAAGGATTGGACGAATGATCGAAGAACTGACCGTGCGCCTACGCTTTGGCCGCCTAGCCGACAAGCAGGGCCAGATCATCCGGCCAGTCAATAAGGAACGGTTCGACAAAGACGAGATTGCCTTCCTCCATGCTTGGGTCAACGCCAAATCGATCCTGAAAGCGCCGAGCTCGCCGCCGGCCTTGAGCGAATAGCCGCTCCCTTCCCTCAGAGCCAAACCCCAGCAAACACGGGCTCTCGAGGATGATGGATCGTAAAGGCCCCAAATCCAAGAGCCTTAGATCGCCCGCAAATGGCTCTCTGGAAAGCGAAAAGCCCGCCAGATGACGGGCTTGACGCTCTTGGAGGTGTTCTCGAGGTTAGGCCGAGGCGACCTCCGAAGACTCTTGGATCATGTTGGAGGCAATTTCGCGCCAGTCCACGTCGCTGAGTCCAGCGTAGATCAGCTGCGCCGCCATCATGGAAGGATCCTCAATGCCGAGTCCGGAGCCAAAACCGCATAGCTCCTCGGTGAAGTCTTTGAGAAACACGGCCACTTCACCCTCCAGTGTTTCCCGGTTGATGGCTGCGTCCACTTCCTCCCGGATCGCCTCGATGCGCTCCCGGACGTACTCCTGGGAGCCTTGGTCGTTGTTGATAACCAGAGCCACGCCCCATGTTGCGTAGTTCGCCCAGCCGTTGTATGTCGTGTCGTTGCTCATTGCTCAACTCCTAACCAGTTGACGATTGACAATGCATACTGATAACAGAGTTATCGGATGATGTCAAGGGCAACTGGAGGACAAAACCGCTAGAGCCAGCCAAAGACCGAGAACAAGGCGGAGCGAAGCCACCCGCTAATCCCACGCCGAGCGCCGGCCTCGCCCGCTTCTGGACCTACACCAGCGCCCCATAATCGCCGCCTACGCTCCCTCAAAGCCAAGAGGCCATAACCCCTTATCCCCCGTATCCATTGGCCTTACACGCCATTCTAGGGTGGTCTGAGCTGACATTAGCCCCCGCTCCTTCACGCGCATATGGGAGAGGCTCCAAGAGGCCAGGGTGACAAGGCTGGCAATGGCAAAAGGCCTAGCAATAGGGCAGGGGGTGGAGGTCGATCGGGGTTGTGAGTACTCCCATTGGAGCCGGAGTCCCACAGGCCCGAGGCATCTCGCGGGCTTTTCGTAGGGGAAGTCCCATGGTAGACTCTGCCCATGAAATGCATCTGGTGTGGAGGGGCGATGCCGCCGAAGGATCCGCATGTCCGGGGTCGGCAGCGTCGGTACTGCTCGACTAGGTGCCGTTCGGCTGCTCAGTGGGCTCGGGAGCGTGGGCGGTCTGCTCCCTTCCCAAAACGTGAGTGTCTTGCCTGCGGGAAGTCTTTTCAGCCAAGGCAGGAGAATCATCGGTGCTGCTCGCCGGCGTGTGGGAAGCGCCACGAGAACCAGCAGCGGTACGGTCGGGCGGGGAACTCGAACTATTACCGGACGGCGTTCCTAGAAGAGCGTGGGGGGGTCTGTGAGCGGTGCGGAGTCCCGGACGGGCTGGAGATCCATCATCGGGTTGCGGTGACCGCAGGCGGCTCTAACAGGGCCTCTAATCTGGTTGTGCTCTGTGGCGGCTGCCATCTAGGCGAGCATGGGCGGAGTCCCAAACCCGAGCCGGAATCCTACGTGAGTCCGTTTGTGGGCCCGGGCGCTAAGGCGTCGAACTTGAGGGATGTGATCTGATGCCGTTCCAGAGCCAGGCCCAGCGGGCCTTCATGTACGCCAGGCACCCGCAGATAGCTAGGCGGTGGGAGTCCCTGACCCCGAAAGGGCAGAAACTCCCTGAGCACGTTTCGGGCCATGGGACCTCGAGCGAGGAGTCTCCGAACCCTGGGATCCAGAAGCTGCCGCGTAAGAGCGGAGCGAAGCGGGACTTTGGGAATCTGCATCCGGGGCCCATTGCCAGGATGAAGATCTCGAAGTCGGCGTCGGAGCCCGAGGCGATGGCTGAAAAACCTTCGGAAGCCCATACGAAGGGGGAACGGGGGAAGATGAGCTTGAAGTACCATGACGAAAGCCGGCTTCAGGGCCGGGACATCAAGGTCGCAGCTAGGAGGCCGTAATGGCTGAAACTGAATGGACGGTCTTCTGGGGTCAGAGGGATGCGGGTAACCAGAAACCGATCACGGGCTGGACGACGGGCGAATTGAAGGTCGCGAAAATCGGGGCTGGTACGGAACTGAAAAAAAACAAACCGGCTCCGAACCGTGAAACCGCGGCGTCGGTGGCGTCTTGCACGGTCCAGCAGGCGTATTTCGCGACGGTGATCGCGGAATCCGCCGAAGAAGCTTGTCTGGTGGTGGACAAGATGCTGGCCCTCGGTGCCGATCTGAGCAAAGAACAGTTGGAATCGGTTGGTGGTGGTGGCCCGAGCATCAAACCGTTTGTGAACAGCTCGGGTAAAGCGTTTGCGGCGAAAACGTCCAACATCGAAGAAGTGGCGGTGCTCTGATGGCTGAAGAAGCGTACATCGTCGCGTTTGGGACGAAACAGGCCGGGTCGGGCTTCCAGTTCGCGAAAAACAGCATCCGGGAACCTACGAAAACGGCTGGCGTGGGGTTGAACAAAAAAACGACGATCGGCTATGACGTCGAGGAAACGGGGGGGCTCGCTGAAAAGGAGGAAATCGACGGTGGTGGGGTGGCCCAGTGCTACCTGATCGAAGTGAAGTCGGAATCCGCGGCGGAAGCGATCGAAGCGGTCAGGGAATACTTCCCGACGTTGGCGAAAAACACGGTTTGTAGGGCGGTCGTGAAACCGAACACGAACTTCAAAGCGGTGGCCTAGATGGCTGTCTCGGAATATCTCGTCGCGAGTCCCGCGGGCGACGGGCACCAGGGGGTCCCTACGGGCCCCGGGACCACGGAAGGTTTGATCCAGTGGAATGGTGCGCCCGCGAAATGCGGGATCAGCTATGAAGGCGCGAACCTTGGGCAGATCCTGATCGTGAAAGCGGAAAGCACCACGGAAGCCGTCTCGGGGTTCAGGCAACTGTACCCTGGGGATTACAACGGCAAGTGCTACGTGGTGTTGAAGTCCAGCGTCGAAGAAAAGTAGCTTGTGCTTCGTGTTGACCGGGACGCGCTAGCGGCGCTCCCGGCCTCCCAGCAGGCCGAAGCCGCCGCCCTGCTGGAGTCCTATGAGGAGCAGCTGAAGAACAATCCGCTGCTGGGCTACCAGCCGCATCCGAAGCAGGTGGAGTTTCATTCCTCAAGGCTGCCGTTGAAGGCGTTCCTCGGAGGGAACCGCTCCGGGAAGACGACTGCTGGGATCCTGGATGATCTGATCCAGGCTGTCGATATGGAGTGCCTCCCGGAGCACCTGAGGCCGTTCAAGCACTATGAGCCCCCGTTTCATTGCAGGATCGTCGCGCCGGATTTCACGAGCACGATGGAGGGGGTGATCTTCCATAAGCTCCGGGAATGGGCCCCTAAGAGCCAGCTACGGGGCGGCAGGTTCGACAAGGCTTACGACAAGGCGCTACGGAAGATGAGCTTCGCGAACGGGTCCACGATCGATTTCTTGACGTTTGAGCAGGATCTGGACAAGTTCGGGGGCGCGGCGAAGCACCGGATCCACTATGACGAGGAGCCGCCCGCGAACATCCGCCGTGAGGGCCTGATGCGCCTCATCGACTATGGCGGGGATGAGTTGTTCACGATGACCCCGCTTCATGGCATGAGCTGGATGTACGACGAGATCTGGGAGCCCTGGACGCGGGGGAGGCTCGAGGAAGGGCTCGTGACTCTCGTGGACATGGACGACAACCCGTATCTGGATGAGAAGACGAAGAAACGCGTCCTACGAGGATTGTCCAGGGAGGAGCGGGAGGCCCGGAAGTCTGGCCGGTTCGTGCATTTCGCGGGGATGATCTACGACGAGTTCAACCGCAACTTTCATGTCATCCCGGAGGTCCGTGAGGTAACCTCCGGCTCACGCGTGTATGTGGGGATAGACCCGGGGATGAGGCATATGGCCGCCGTCGTCTGGACGTATCTGACCCCTGAGGACACGCTGGTTGTGTTCGATGAGCTCGCCCTTCAGGGCCATACGGTGAAGCAGGTCGCTACCGCGATCAAGGAAATCAACATGAAGTGGGGGCAGAGGACTGAGACGGGTGCCATCGTTTCGCTACATCCCGACTGGTATGTCATTGACCCTTCGGCTCGCAACATCGTCCATCAGACCGGAAGGTCGGACCAAATGGAGTTCACAGATCAGGGAATCGTCACCATACTTGGACAAAACTCTGTTACGGCAGGTATCAACCGCGTCAAGGAGCGCCTCCAAGCGAACAGGCTGCTCGTGACCGCGAACTGCCAGACGTTGGTCGGCCAGTTCCGCAAGTACCGCTGGGCGACCCCCACGAGATCCGAGGATGATCCAAAGGAGAAGCCCGTCAAGAGCGACGACCATCTCCTGGACGCTCTCCGCTACGTGGTCGCCTCGAGGCCTTATACGCCAAAGGAAGAGGAGGGTTGGGGTCCGATGAACGAGTTTGAGAAACGAGCGAGAGAAGAGATGACCGGCAAAACGTACAACAAGAGGAAGGTCGCGGTCACGCCAATGGGGGGGATCTTTGCGTGAAGCGAGATAAACGGTCAGCTAGGACGTGTCAGTGTGGCGAGCCGCTTGGCTATTACCGTCAGAAATGCGATCGCTGCAAGACGGTTGCCCAGTATCGGTATAGGAAGCGTGGGCGTATGGGAAGACGCGCTCTCGTAGATGCCCTGAAGATGGATGTCGGGTGCGCTAAGTGTCCTCCTGGGACGGTATGGCCAGCGCAGGTTTTGGAGTGGCATCATGTTGGTCCAAAGACAGCCTGCGTTTCCGAAATGTTGGCTTTGGAGGTCAGCATCAAGCGACTACAGGCCGAGATCAACGAGTGCGTTTGTCTTTGCGCCAATCACCACAGAATGGAGACATTCGCATGACGATCCATCTGGCTGACATGCCGATGTACTGCGCCGGCTGCCACAACCAAGACCCCTCCCTCAGACATGTTGACATGGACTCCGCGCTCGACAGGGGCTATGGGAAAGTCGAGACTATCCAGGTCGCCTACGATGACGCGATCTTCTGCGAGAACTGCGTGAAAGAGGGCGCGCATCTCTTGGGGATGATCGAGGCTGACCAATGGCAGGCGGAGAAGATGAACCTCGAGAAGCAGCTCACCATGGAGCGCAAGCTCCGCGAACAGGCCCAGCGCTATGCGGACACACTCGAGGATGCTGTTTCTCACCGTCCGGAGCCGATCAAGCTGGATCATCGTAAGAAGCCCCGCCAACTTCGGGAGGAGCAAGTTGCCTAAAGGAACCGCATTCGATCTCGAAGCTCTTGCGACCTGGGAAGAAAAAGAAGTCAAAAAAGTCGGGGAAGAAGCCCATGCGGTGATCTTTACGCCTGCGTCGAACAAGCGGTTCCGGCTGAGTGCATTCTGGATCTGGGTAAGTACTGCGGAAACGATTTTCACCCTGGAGGACGGCACGACGGCGTTCTTCAACGGGGTGGCGCCCAAAACGACACCTGTGTACGTTCCGCTCCCGGGGCAGGGTTATTTGGGTGGTTTGGGGAACAAACTCCAGATCAAAATGCAGGCGACGCAGACTAAAGTTGTCGCCACCTGGTACGGCATCGAAGACGTGACGTGAGTGAGCTCGACGACCTGTATGTCCGGACCCGCCTGCTATGGGAGCAGGATCCGGAGAAGTTCGAGCGCGACCAGCCGCTCCTAGCGCGTGCCTTTAGTGCCCAGCAGGTGGATCAGGCGCCCGCACGGGCTGTCTTCGATGCCCACCTGCGTAAGCTCGAGGGGGACCTGAAAGCCGCCCAGGGGGCTCTTGAGGACGCGCATCTCGCTATCAAGGTCCGGGAAGGCCAGCTTCAGCAGGAGATCGAGCGTCTAAGGCGCTCTGAGGCGGTCCTGGCGGACAGGGTTGCCCAACAGGAGCAGACCATCGAGGATCTTCAGCGTGAGCCTCTCGTGGCCCCTGATGAGGCGGAGAGGCTGGCCGGTCTTGGCTGGCGTAAGGGGGCCTGATGCCCACGATCGAAGTTATCCGCCCCTTGCGGCTTTCCCCTACGGGCGGCACGGAACTCACGATCGTCAACCGGACAACCACGAACGTGTACTACGGGCTGACCCCGACAGTCAACAAAGTCAACAAGATCGGGACGCTGAATCTGAACGAAAGCTTGACGCTCACGAAGGGGTTTGTGTGGGTTGTCGCGGAGAGCACCAGCGAACAGCTCGGCGGGAAACGCTTCCAGCAGCCAGCGATCCTCGATCTGCATGAAGAAGAGATCGAGAGCACCCTGATAAAAAACGGGGAACTGGAAGGGCCCCTCACGATCAGCCCGGGGGCGCTGATAGTCCAGTCGGGTGCCAGTGCGGAAGCGGTCAGGGCGGAAGGGGAATCCACAACCCATCACGCCGCGACCGCGATCCAGAAAGCCAAAACGGGGACCGGGGCGGCGCTGAACATCGTCAGCGAAAACAAAGAATTCAGCGCCTCGGAGATCACGGGCACAGAGTCATCCCACGGGACACTGAAGATTTCGCATCTGAACCCGGGTGCGACCGCCGCATCCGACCAGAACGCGGCAGCGATCAGCATCGACCTCCAGGGATTGAACGGGGAAGCGGGGGAAGAAACGGGCTGCCAGGGGATCTTCATGACGAGCACCACGACCGAAGAACACTTTTCGGGGTCGTGGTTCTCGGTCAGGAACACCGCGAAAGCGATCATCAACCGGATGAAATCCACCGGGGTCTGGGAATACCGTGAAGCGCCCGGAACACCTACGGGTGTCGAACCGGAATGCTGGGCACTGTATGCGAAAGAAGAAAAACTGTTCATCAAATTCGGCTCCGCTGCCGCTAAAGAAATCCAGATCCCATGACGATCATCGCCGGCCTTCTCGTTGTTGCCCTCATCGCCCAGCAGTTCCTCCACCGCCGCCACATGGAAAACGTGGAGGCCCGCAACACGCTCGAGCGGCAAAAGCTCCTCGAACGTATCCAGCATCCCGAGATCCGCCCGATTGTCCCCTCAGAGCCTGTTGAGTATGAGATGCCGAAAGATGAGGCTGAGCTCGCCCAGGTAGGGCTCATTGTCCCCGAGTTCGTCCAGGTGGGCGAGAACCAAGGAGAAGCAAATGTCAATTGAAAACTGGCTGGTGATCTTCGACACGCAGAATGCCGGTGGTGGTACCGCGGGCTACAAGTTCAGCAACTACGCCGGTGTGGTAGAAGCAGCGAATCTCGTCACGAATCCGGGCTACCCGGTCGAAAGTGCCCGGATCGTCGAAGTGTCCGCGGAAGGCGCCCAGGCTGCCGCTACCGGGGTCCGCAGGGCCTATGGGGACAGCATGGTTGGTGGGTCGATGAAAGTCCTGAAAGCGTCCTCCTACTCGACGGTGACCGCATGAGCCCTAACCCGCCCGAATTCATTCCTCCGAAGGTCACGGTTGAAGAACTGGAAGACGGTTCTGTCACGGAGGCAAAGATCGCGAAAGATGCCGTCACGGAAGAAAAGATCAAAAATGAAGCGGTTGCGGTGGCGAAGATCGAAACGGATGCTGTTTCCGAACGCCAGTCGGTAAAACCCGCAGAAGCCAGCAAAAGTAATGTAGTTCTTGGATTGAAAACGGGAGAAGCCCTCGAAGGAAAAGGCGAAGCGAACGTCCTTATCGGTGAAGAAGCTGGCGAAGATATTACGACCGGCTCTCAAAATGTGTGTGTTGGTACATCGGCTGGTGAACACTTGAAAACGGGTGGTTTGAATGTGTTCGTTGGTTGTGATGCCGGGGAGGAAGCGACCACAGCAGAAGGGAACGTAGTAATCGGCTTTGGAGCTGCTGGATCCGGCGAAGTAGGGAACTTCACTGGTAAAGATAACGTGATTGTTGGTGCCGCTGCTTCACAGACGATTACGACGGGTAGTAAAAATGTAGTAATTGGCTATGCGGGGGGTGTCAATGCGCCTACCACTGGTAGTGGGAACATTATCATTGGCTATGAAGTAAACGCCGTGAATAACGGATCAAACAAACTGCTGATCGGAAACAATAAAGAAACAAATCTAATACAGGGCGTCATGTCCGAAACGGCTGCCTCCCAGGAACTCGGGTTCTTCGGGACTGCCCCGCACGCCCAGCCCGAAGTGACGGGCGGCACGGTGACCGCGAAACAGCTGGCGGAAGCCCTCGCCCTCATCGGCCTCATCAAAGTCAACTAGATGGCCGAACTCTCCGTTCCTGCCAGCAATCAGACGCGGTTATACTTTTTCCGGTTGCAGGAAGGATGTGACGGCTGGACGTTGATGTAGCCGTGCATCCCGCCACGGGAAAGCGGCTTGACGTGGTCCACGTCAAAAGGTCCGTCGATAAACTCGCCGCAGATCCCGCAGCGTCCACCGTGCATCGTGTAGACCGTAGTTCGATCAACGTCCTCAATAAACTGGCCCAGCTTGCGAGCGCGTCGCGACATAGCCCATATGGAACTTTGCTTTCGTCCCTGTGGTGTCTGGTCGCGCTCCTTCTTCTTGGCTAGGACGTGTTCTTTTTGCCGCTCATAGCGCGCTGCACTTTTAGTAAGCAGCTCGGCTTTGTTCTGCCGATGATGGTCCGCCTGATACGCGCTCCACGCGGAACGACAGGCATCGCAGCGACATTTGAAGTTTGTGTAGCCCGATAGAGTGCCGTGCTTGCAACGGCTCATGTCCTTCAGACGTTTGCGGTACTCACGTTGATATTCGCGGGTGCCAAGCTTACAAACATCGCAGCGGCATCCCCTGACGTATCCCCCGTAACCATGAACCATCTAAAGTAGTATAGCAGAGGAGGTGAGGCGAATAGTATGGCGGAATTGTCCGTACCCGCGAGCAATCAGCTCGATTACAAAGACATGACGGTACAGGATCTCGACAAGCTCCTGAGCATGGCGAGGGGTGCCCGCAGTCGGTTTGAACCGACTTGGCATCTCAATTACGCCTACTATTGACCATTCTTCGGGGAACAGTGGCTCTTCTGGAACCGAGGACGCCTAGACCGCCCACGCCTCGACCCGCACCGGGTTACCCTGACCGATAACCGGATCATCGGGATCGTCCGCACGGAGCTTGCGAAGATGACTAAGAGCAAGCCGTCCTTCCAAGTGGTCCCGACGACCCCGGAAGACTCGGATGTTCAGGCGAGCATCATGGCGGAGAAGATCCTGGACTACCTGTGGCGCAAGGAGCATTTACGCAACAAGCTCGTGGATGCGCTCCTTTGGTCCCGGATTACGGGTTCGGGGTTCTGGAAGATCGTGTGGGACAACAGTAAGGGCAAGAAAGTCCAGGTTCTCGCGGACAACGAAGGTAAGCCGGTCCTCCATGCCGAAACGGGTGCGCCGATGAAACCCGAAGCGGTACAGGACGAAGAAGGCAAGCTCCCGGAAGGGCTCCAGTCGAAAGTGATTGCGACGGGGGATGTGCATGTCGAAACGGTCGCCCCGTTCGAATTCCTCGCCGATCCGATCGCGAAGCGTATAGAGGATGCGGAGTGGTGCATCCAGGAGAACGTCAAGAGCCAGGAATACGTCCGCCAGCACTACGGGGTGGTTGTCCCGACCGACACGGACATTATGCCTGGGCCCACCGAAGCCCGAATGTTCCCGTCCTACCAGATGGGCGGCACCAGCAACTACAAGGGCGTGAAGGTCCACGAGTATTGGTGTAAGCCGAACATGACGCACCCTGAAGGCCGCCGTGCGGTCTGGAGCAAAGGCAAAATGCTCTTCGAAGGCCCGAACCCCTACGGCTGTCTTCCCTACGTGATGTTTACGGGGATCCCGATCCCGGGACGCTTCTGGCCGACGAGCACCGTGGAGCAGCTGCGCTACCCGCAGACGGAGCTCAACAAGATCCGATCCCAGATCCTCGAGTCCGCGCAGCGTACGGGGAACCCGGCGTTCATGTCCAGCCGCCAAGCCAACATCTCCTACAGCGGTGTTCCGGGTGAGCGGATCGACTATGACGACACGACCCTGAACTCGATCCCGTCCTACCTTCAGCCGCCCCCGATGCCTGCCTATGTGCTCCAGCAGCAGGAACGCATCGAACAGTCGATGCAAGACATCTCGGGCCAGCACGAGGTTTCCAACGCCCAAGTTCCGGCGGGGGTCAAGGCTGCATCCGCGATCAATCTGCTCCAGGAAGCCGATGACACGCGGCTCGGGCCGAATATCTATGACATGGAGGAAACGCTCGGGGTCGCCGGCTCGATGCTTCTGAAGCTCGTCGCGAAGTATTGGACGGATGAACGGACGATCATCATCGCCGGGAAGGACCATGCGCTCGACAGCATGGTCTTCAAGGGCGCCGCGTTGAAGGAGAACACGGAGGTCGAAGTCCAGGCGGGATCCCAGTTCCCGAAGAGCAAGGCCGCGAAGCAGGCCGCGATACAGGACATGCTGAACCTGTACTTCCAGTACCAGGGCCAGCAGCCGATGAACAAGCGCATGATCGGGAAGGTTCTGGAAGACATGGAGGCCGGGGCGCTCGCGAAGCTCTTCGGTGACGTGTCTGTGGACGAGTCACAGATCAACCGGGAGAACCAGCAGATCAGCCAGGGTATGCCGATCCAGATCAACGCGTTCGACAATCACGAGGCGCACATAGAAGGCCACGAGGAATTCCAGAAGGGCCCGACGTACTTGGGGCTTGGGCCCCTTATAGCCCAGGTGATGGAAAACCATGTCAACGAACACCGGGCGCAGTTGATGGCGCAGATGGCGCCGATGGTCCAGCAACAGGAAAACGGAGCATCCGCTCCTACACCAGCAGGAGGTTCTAATGGGAGCGCATGAGGAGGCCATTGCTCTGATGGAGCGGGCCAAGAAGGAACTCGAACGAGGCCGCGGCCAGTCCGGGGAGATCACCGCATCCCCCGGCGAGAAAGAGGCCCGTATGGCTGCCGAGCAGGGGCATGACGGTGGCGCCGGGAACAAGACGAGCAACAAGCCTGGCTCCGCAGGCGCCCCGGACAGGGCTGCCGATAGCGCGGAGGAGTCCAGGGGCTCCCAGAACCTCACAGGACATGGACCCGTCCCGTCTGCGGGGAATCGCAGGAGCGCGCTCGCAGGACCCGCTGCGGCGTCCGGTGAGCTTGCGGACATTCGCCGCCAGGCCGCCCTGAAAGAGCTTGAGAAGGAGCGCTCCAGCGAGGGCAACAAGGAGTCCGTGGCTCCCGCACCTGCCGCCGAGGGCGAGGGCAGGATCGGAGAGGTCAAAGCCCCCGCGAAAGGCCCGCCGGACCGGAACAAGAAAGCGGAATTCGAGGGCGTCCCGCCGTTCGCGAAAGAGCCGTTGGGTGGGGATGGCTGGGGCAAAGCCGCCCAGAAGGCCCGCGAGATGTTCGCCGCGAAGAAGTAATGGGCCTGTACATCGCGGGGGAAGAAAACGCCTGCGCGAAGGTCCTTCTCGCCGCTATCGAGAACTGCGAGCGGGCATGGACCGGGGACAGGGCCTACCGGGACATCCTGTTCAAGCTGGATCAGGTGGAGCAGGAACTTAGTATCCTGACCGCCTCAGCGGGCCATAGGGCTGCCCTGAGGGCCCAGGGGCCGAACATGGCTGGTCAGATACCTGAGGAGCGCTCCGAGGCTCCCAGTGAGGCCCAGAGAGGCTAATGCCGGGGTATGATGACGCCCGGGGCGAGTTCAGGTGGGTCCAGCGGGGGATCACGAACCGTTTCGCGGGCGAAAAGCTGTCCGTGGCGACCACGGTTGAAGCTGGCGGGGAAACTACTCTCCGGGAACCGGAAGCGGGCAAGCAGATCACTCTGTATTGGGTCGCCTTGTCCTCGAGCCAGGAAAACACCGGGGAGGTGCTCGCGTCGGTGAAGCTCGGGACGGAAACGATCTACGAGTGGTATCTCGGGAACCCGGGGGCGTTCATGCACTGGGAGCCCGTGGTGGGTGCCGTGAACGCGAAACTCATCCTGAACCTGTCTGGTGCCCAGAAAACCGCTGTGAACTTCACGTACACCGAATCATTACCGGGAGCGCTTAGCTGATGGCCGGCTCACTGTACCTCGAGGAAACCGCCCTCGAATACATTCTCCAGAAAAAAACGCCTACCGCGATCACGAAAGTTTACCTCGGGCTCTCGTCCTACACGGCGGCGGAACTGACGAAAAAAATCAAAGGGAAAGAATTCGGGGAACACGAACCTACCTCTGGGAACGGGTGGGCGCGCGTGGAAGTTTCGGGCTCGGAAAAACCCGGCTGGACGGTGACGAAAGAAGAAGGCGAAAAAGGCTTCACGAAATTCGAAAACAAAAATGCGATCAAAACGGGCACGGAAGCGTTCGAATTCAAAAAAGTCACAGGTGGGGAAGTGACGTGTCGTACGTTCGGGATCTTTGACGCGTCCACGGAAGGGAACGCGCTCGCGTTCGGCACCCTCGAAGTGCCTGTCCTCGTGACTTCCGCGGTGACGTTGGAAATCGCGGCGAAAGCTCTGAAATTCGAATGCGAATGATCGGTGGCCGCGAAAGAATTCAATAAATCGAGCGGGAAATGGACGACTTCTTCGGCGTGGACACCGTCGGGGAAACCTACGGCGGCTGATGATGTGACGATCCCGACTAGCAGCAAAGTCGAAATCAACGAAGCGGCGGAATGCCGGAGCATTACGACTGTCGGGAAAGCGGAAGTCAAACAGACCGCGAACCTGTCGGTCGGGAACAGCGAAAAACCCGCGTCGAGCGTCGCGGTGAAACTCTCGACGGAATCGACATGGACCCGGACTGGCGGGACCGTGAAACTGGTTTCGACGTATACGACGGAAGCGTTGAAGCTGTACTTTGGGGAAGTGTCGGGGTTCAAGAAAGCCCCGCTGGAAATGAAACACGGCTCGCGGTATGTCCTTGAAGAAGCGTGGGAATACGCATCGGAAGTAGAAGCCGCGAAAGTGTTGGGGGAACTGGAAACGAACGGGAAGGCCGTGACCGCCAAAGACGGCCGCATCGAATTCGGGGAAGAATCGAACGTCAGGTTCGGTAAATCGGTAATAAAGGGCGTTAGCACCGTTGCGGTTAGCCCGATCACACTCACGGCTGGCGCGACTCTAAGTGCGAGCGAAGCGACGCTGGAACTGGAAACGTCCGGGGAAAACGAATGTAGCATCGCGCGTTTTCACGGCACTTGGAAGAAGATCGTCCTCACGGGGACGAACAACAAAGCGAAACTGGAAATCAATTCTTCGGGTGGTGGCGCGTCCTGGTCGGTCGGGACCATCGAAATGAACACGGCGGGGGCGAAAGAAACCGTCATCACGATGAGCGCCGGCCAGAAAATGACGGTCACGGAATCCTGGACGACGAACAGCAAAGCCGGGAGCGTCCTCGTCCTGAAAGGGTCCACCTGGACGGTCGTGAATAGTACGGGCGCGTCGATCAGCCTCGACTACCTCGAACTCTCCCGCAGTACCGCTGAAGGCGCGAACCACTGCTACTACGGGACGCATTCGACGATCGGTGCGGAAGTCGTCGGCTGGCTCGAAAAAGAAGAAGGTGTCACAACCCTCAAAGGCATCGCGAAAATCAGTTTCTTCGCGAAAGGCGAAGCAAAAGCCGCTACGACCCTCGAAGGAAAAAGCCGGGTAACGTTCGCTGATACCGCAAAAATGAGTGTCGCCGCGAAACTCGAAGGCAAAACCCAGATCACGTTCACGGTCCCGGCGCTCGCCTACCACGAGAAGGCCCTGTTGGAAGGCAAAAGCCAGATCCGGTTCGCTGCCACCAGCACCGTCCGCTCACCGACGGTCACGCTGGAAGGAACAAGCAAACTCCGGTTCGCTACGCAGGAGTCCCTTAGTGCCAAAGTCCCGCTGGAAGGATCCTCAAGGATCAGGTTCGCAACCAGTGGCGCCTCGACAGCCGCGATCGGCCTCGCTGGGAAAACACAGATCCGGTTCTTCGCCAGGGGATCCGTCACCGAAGAAGGAAAGAAACCCTCACGCCGGATCGTGCTTTACATCTTCGAAGACTGAAGCTAGACGCCCTCTACGCCAAGCTCCCCCCGTTCCAATGCAAAGGGGAGTGCTGGCGCATCTGTCAAACCCGGATTGCGTGCTCGGATCTTGAGCGCCAGCGGGTAGAGCAGGCCGCAGGGAAGCCGCTCAAACAAGAACGCTCCGGGTTTTGCAGCATGTTCGAGAAGGGCCGCTGCACCGTCCACGAGCACCGTCCGATGATCTGCCGTCTGTGGGGCCTCGAGGAGTCCATGAGATGCCCCTACGGATGCGAGCCGCGCCTGACCGAGACCCAAGCCATCGCGTTCCTACGCGAAGCTGTGCGGATCGGTGGCGGCGATTACGAGCTTCGACCCGAATAGGCGGGTCCAAGAAGAAGCGCCAAGGGCAGCCCAAGGCCGCACGGTACAGGCACCGCTACAGCGCAGAGGAGAAGTACCATGCCAGACGACGTACAGCCCCAGGATGGGGGCCAGGGCGCCGAGGCTACAACGGGTATCTTCGATACCTACCTCAGTGCCGTTCCCGAGGACGCCCGCGATACCGTCGCGAGCTACCTCAAAGACGCAGAGAAGAACGTCAACGGCCGCTTGGAACAGGCGGCTGCGCTCGAGAAGCAGTTCGGGTCCTTCAAAGACGTGGACCTGTCCGGCTACGAGCCCGAAGACCTCTCGCAGCTGATCGCGTGGCACCAGCAGGTGACATCCTCCGAGGACGCCTTCAAAGCGTGGTTGGAGAGCGCGGCAGCAGAAGCGGGATTGACCCAGAAACAAGAGGACGAACTCGACCAGGCTGAGGCCACGGGCGAGCTCACCCGTGAGGAGATCCAGAACCTGATTGCGCAGGCCGCCGACCAGCGGCTCAGCCCGGTCCAGGAACAGCTTTCCTCGCTTGAACAGGAAAAAGCGATCGACCTTGAAGAGAAGGCGATCGGCCTCGCGTTCGAAGAGATCCAGAAAGAACACAAGCTGGACCTCTCCAAAGACCAGCGGGAAGCGGTTCTCCGTCTCGGTGCGGATTTCGCGTATGACGAGAAGGGGAACGATCTCCCGATGGGCGACGCGTCATGGGTCAAGAAGGGCTTCGAGGACCTCCAGCAGATCACCGCAGGCGCACAGAGGGCCTTTGTCGAAGAGAAGGCCGCGGCACCGGCGGGTGGTTTGGCGACTGGCGGTACGCCTCAGGCGAGTCCGATCACGGACTTCAAGGAGGCGGGGGACGCTCTGCGGGAACGGTTGCGCGAAGGCAGACTGTAACCAACCCAAGAAAGGCCATTAGATGGCTACTCAAACACTGGCATCCTTTGATGCCGCACTGAAGGATCTGTACGTAGGACCCATAGTCGAGCAGCTTTGAGCAAACTGGGCTTCTCGTAAAACAACTCGGCTATATGCTGGGACCTCCGAGTATCCGGTACGCCGCAAGGTATCCGGTGCGGACAATCAGCAGGGAAGGCCCCGCAAGGGGAACCCTCAGAGGCCACACGCCGAGCCCCCGGAAGGGGTGAAGATATGGTCCGACCCCTACGGCGACGTAGGGAGCTAGGCGGACTAGAAACGACCTAGCCTATCCGGTAAGATACATCCTATGACTTCCATAGGAGAACGTATCAGTGAAGGAAAGAAGCCCGGGTCGGTGGCGATGAAACGCAAGGTGCATGCCCTCTACCAAAAGGGATACACACCGGGCCAGATCGCAACCAAAACGGGCATCTCGAAGGCTACGATCAAAGTGTGGATCGTGCCCCTCGAGAAACACTCGACGGGCTTCAGCCAGCGTCCCTACGGGCAGGCCGCCGCAAGGGTGGCCCGGCTCACGGGACAACCCGGCGAGCGTATTCGTCAGGAAATGGAGGGGAAGGCAAATGACCCCTGCATCTTCTGTGGTTCCTTGATCGTCGAGGCTAAGGGCTGGTCCGGACCCGCTTTTCATCACTATGAGGATGGAAGTGTGGATCGGGCGCATAAGGGCTGCAATGCGGTCCGTAGGCATACCGGGTAGTAACAAACGTGCAACCAGAAGACCTACCTGCTCGACCAGATCGAGCGGGACGCGGACCACATCGACCACACGGGCCGCCGCGCGGTTGTGCCGCTGCACAAGAACCGTAACCGTGGCCGGAAAAGCATCGCTGATGGTGGCACGCTGCCCTCGGCGGGCGCCCAGGTGTACCTGGACGCCATCGTCCCGCTGCGCTACCACACCTACGGGATCGAGCTCACTGACCAGGTGATCGAGGCTTCCAAGACGAACGAGGGCGCTTTCGTGTCCGCGATCGAAGTGGAGTCCAAGGGCGTCGCGGTGGATATGCGCAAGGATGTCAACCGGCAGGCGTTCGGGACCGGCAACGGCGCGCTCGCCCAGAAGGTCTCCAGCACGGTCGGCGTGGACAAAACCTCCAAGGAAACGAAACTGAAGGTCCTGACCGCGAACGACATGCAGTACATCCACGTCGGGGATGTGGTGGATGTCATCAAAGAAGCAACCGGGGAACTCGGGGAAGGCGTCGAAGGCTCCGAAATCACCGAAGTCAAAGAAAAAGAAGCGATCCTCTCCAAAGCGCTGAAAGGCGAACTCGCGGCGGAAACCTACCAGGTGTATGTGTCCGGGAACCGCAACCAGGAGATGGACGGTCTGCGGAACATCACCGAAAACGAACGAGTCCTGCACTCCGTCAACTCAGGGACCGCAGGGAACGCGTTCTGGAAAGGCAACACGGTCACCGCCGGTACGTCCCTTACCGCCACCGCGGTAGCGGGAGAGTCGCTGTTCGAGCAGCTCGCGGACAACGTTGGCGCGCAGGGTAACGGTGACGTGGAGGTCTTCCTCACGACCCGTGGTATCCGTCGCAGGCTGGCGGACTCCTACCAGTCCCAGAAGCGTTTCAACGACGCGAAAGCCGTGGATGTTCACGGTGGCTACAGCGCGATCATGGTCAACGAGATCCCTGTTGTGGCCGACGACGACGCCCCGAAGGGGTTCGCGTTCGGCTTCAACAAGTCCGCTCTGAAGTGGTTCGAGCAGACGAAGCCGGGGTGGCTGGAACGCGAGAACGGCGGGATCTTCCACCTGAAGACCGCAGGTACGGGGACGTATGCCGCGATCTGGCAGGCATGGTTCCGCTGGTATGCGGCTCTTGGCTGTGTCGCGCCTAACAGGACGGGCAGGATCGAATTCTGCACCGATGACAAACCGCTGCTGTTCTAGGACCTGAACCCTTGGCCCCCCACCGCGCCGGGTGGGGGGCTTTCTACTTCTAAGGAGCCTCAATGGGCGAACTCAAAGCATCAGAAGTCAAATATGGACAGCCTTTGGTCACTAAGCTCGGCCCGCTGCTGTTCACGGCAACCCAGATCGAATTCCCCGCATCGGCGGAATCCATCACGGGCGGCATCGAACTGAACCTCGCGAAGCTGGGCCTCACGGACGAAGCTGTCCTTGGGAATGCTGCGGTTGCCGGTCCAGAAGGTGCAGTCGGAGAAGTTGCGTCAACAACCCAGCTGCCTATTGCGGCATGGACATCCGGCGTAGCTTTTGAAGCGAAAACAGCCGGGGAATCCGCGAAACAGATTGCGAAGGCGACTCCTGTGTCGATCTCAATCAACGCCAACAAACTGTTCCTGCGGTTCTACGTGCTGTTCAAAGCGACCGCTGCGGAAGTTCTGTTGGAAGAGGGCACAACCGCCAACAAAGCGAAAAACACGGTAGGTGGTTGGGCAACGACCATCTTCTGCATCGGCAAGTAGATGGAGCTCCAGCCCGCATCCATAGCCCAGGTCCGCCAGGGCAAAAAACGCCGGATCACCGTCACCGAGGATGTGGGCAATGTCGTAAGGCAGATCAAGGAGATCGACTCGCGCCTTGGGGTGATCTGGGATGATGACGGGGAGTTCTTCGCGGTGGTGGAACAGGACGGCCCGAAGCAGCGGATCGTCCTCACCGCCCAAGAACTCGACCACAGGGTCCTTCATCGCCTGTTGGAGATCAGTAGCCCCGACTACGACTATGTAGGGGAGATGGACCGCATGGACGCACAGGCCGACAAAGAAAAGGATCACCGCTTCAGCCAGGAAGTGGGCGAAAACGCGGAAGTGATGGCCCACGCCCTACGGACGGATCTGAAACGGGATCATGGCTGGTCGGGCGGGAAAATCTTCATCCCGGACTGGGTGAGGTGGTAGATGCTAGAAACATTCGTAGAAATCGTCAACGAAGTTCTCAACTTCGGCTTCAACGATGGCCCTCAGGTCAACCGCAAACGAATCGAAAGCTGGGTCAACGAGGCCCAGTTCCAGATCGCCCGTGAGGTTGAGGCATCCGAATTCCAAGAAACCGAAGTCATCACGCTCGTCCAGGGGCAGTTCAAGTATCCGCTCCCGGAAGACTTCCTGCGGGTACAGGACATCTACTACCCGGAACTCGTAGCGCGCCTAAAGCCCCTGGATCTTCAGCAGTACGACATGACCGCGCCCGCGAAGTTCGAAGGGCCACCGGAGAACTACACGCTCTACGGGAATGAACTATGGGTGTTCCCGACCCCGAACAACAGCACTGACACCCTAGAACTCAGGTACATCAAGAACGCGCCTGCCCTGAAAGCGGAAGGTGATGTTCCGCTTCTGGACAAAAACTATCTGCATCTCCTCGTTGACTATGCCCTCGTCCGGGCATATGAAGCGGAAGACGACAACGAAATGGCCCAGGCCCACAAAAATCGTTGGAAGGAAGATCTGGACGCGTACGCTTCGGATAAGCAGTGGCGTAACGTTGACCGTCCCCGCATCCTCGAAGGATCCTGGACAGGTAGCGGTTATGGGGGTCGTGTGATCTAGTGCCGCCGGCACCGAAGCCTCCGAACTACCGCAAGGGTACATCCGAGGAGCATTGCGGGAACTGCCGTATGTACGACAGGGGCAAGTGTTGGGGCTACGGGAATGTCCCTGTGGCGAAAGATGCGGTCTGTGACTCTTGGGCCAGCACGGACGTGAAGCAGGCCGCGAGAGACCTCTGGAAAGCCCACAGGAAGGCTCTAGCTAACTCAAAGGAGGTCTGATGGCTTACATCGGTTTCAAAGCCCTAGAGGGCAAACTTTCGGGGAAGGTCTCCAACCCGGGTGCCGTGGCTGCCGCCATAGGCAGGAAGAAGTATGGGGCGAAAGCGTTCAACAAAGCTGCGGCTTCGCACACGTCGCTGCGGAAAGCAGCCGCCGCCAAAGCCGTCCGTAAATAGGGGGCGAGTCCGATCAGGGGCACACCCTTTCTTATGGAGGGCTGGACGGCGGGGCTGAACACCATCAGCGCCCCGTACCAGGTCGAGCAGGCCGAGAGCCGGGACTGCCTGAACGTCGTCAGCACTGAGCGTGGCGCGATCCGCAAGCGCTACGGGTCTACGCAGTTCATGAAAAGCGCGGAAATCCCGAACGTCGAACTGACGTCGATGTTTGCCTGCCAGATCGGCAGCGAACAGTACGTGCTCGTCAGCAATGGGGCGAAAATCTGGTCGGTGACGAGCGCCGGCGCGGTCGCGGAAATCGGCTCGGGGTTCACGGAAGGCACCCGTTGGAGCATGGTGCAGGCTCCCAAATCGACCGCCGTGTCCTCCCAAGGGCCGATCTACATGGTCAATGGCGTGGACAAACCCCAGTTCTGGACGGGGGCCACGGCTTCCACGAGTGTCGCTGTGTGGAAAGGGATCTCGGCAGCTCCGAAACCGAAAGACGGGGCGATCGTCCAGGGCACGAACCGGATCAAATCCACCGAAGCGGGGTTTTTCCCGGGGGATGTCGGGATCGTCCTGAAATTCGGTGCTCTGAAAGTCAAGGCTGAAGAAGGCGAAGTCGAAATCACCCAGGCGGTCATTTCGGGGGTCACGCAGACCAATGAAGCGGAACTCGAACTGCCCGGGGAATACGGCTGGGCGGAATCGAAAACCGGGATCGAATTCACGATCGAACGCGCCTACTACGAAAAAGAAGAACACGTCCCGAACGGCCAGTACATGGTGTTCTTCGGGAACCGGATCTGGATGACCGGGATCAAAGCGGACCCGTCAGCGGTCTGGTTCAGCGAACTCGTGTCCATCGGGGAAGGAGGATCCCAGGCGGACCCGGCGCAGTGGCCGACGTTCAACGTGGTCCGGTTCGACTCGAGCGACGGGAAGGAAATCACCGGGATCGGCACCGTAGGCCCCTACGTGCTGCTGTTCAAGGAGTTCAAGACCTGGGTCATCCATGATGTCAACACCGGGGCGAACAGGCGTATCGCCCAGAACGTGGGCTGTGTGGCCCACCGGAGCATCGTGGAGTCCGGCGAGGGCACGTTCTTCCTCACCGCCGACCAGGGCGTCTATCTCACGAACGGCTCCACGGTCAAGGAGATGTCCTACAACATCCGCCCAACGATCCTCAGCATCAACGGAGCCCAGCGCGCGAACGCCGCGGGCGCCTACTACAACAACCACTACTACCTGAGCTTCGCCACGGGTGCGGAAACGAAACCGAACCGGACGATCGACTACGACCTTGTCCTGAAATCATGGTGGCTACATGACCTGACGGGGAACGCGTGGACCCGTGCGGAGCCGGAAACGGGGAAGGTTGTCCTCCTGAGTCTGCGCCCCGAAACGAAAGCCGGGATCGCCAAGAGCTTCGTGGAAGGCATCTACACGGACCTCGGGGCAGTCTATACGGGCAAAGAAGGGCTCTGCGCGTACTTCCTGACGAACTGGGAACCGTTCGCCTACTACATCTTCCGTCACCGCGTCAAAGCCCCGTTTTTGAAGAAGCGGATCCGCCAGATCTTCTTCAATGGGGAAGGCAGCATAACCCCGATCGTCTACAAGGACTTCGGCCAGGGGGGACGTCAGGAAGCTGGCGTGTCTGGGAGCAACGAACAGTGGACGAAGGAATTCCCGATCAACTTCGCCGCCTCGGAAGAAAAATGGGGGGAAGGCTCGGGGTCCTGGGCTACGGAAGGCGGGGAAGTCCTGTGGGGCGGCGAAATGGCTGTCGGGCAGGCGAGGATCTACAGTCCGGGGGTCGCGTTCACTTGGAGCGTTGGCTGGGGGAACAACAGCGCAGAGCCGTTTGTGGTTGACGCGTTCACGTACATGGCTCAGTTCCGCAAGTCCTAGGAGGACAGATGACGAGCATCAGTCTTGAAATCCCTACCGTGGGGGAAAAAAACACGGTCGCTGAGCCGAAGGTCGGGAACAGCATCAAAAAAGTCGAAGAATTCCTGAACAGCAACAAACTCGACGGCGCGACGAACATCAAATCGGAATCGATCAAAGAATCGAATCTCGAAACGACGCTCCAGGAAGCGATCAACAAAGCGTTCGCCGGCCTGACCTTCGAACAGAAGAACGCGAGCTTCACGGCGGTCAGCGGGAAACTGTACGAACAGATCAAAAACTCATCGACGGTCACGCTGCCCGCTCCTACCGCGAACCGCTATATCGGGATCTTTGTCGGCTCGGGGACTACTGGGGTCAAAGTCAAATGCGAATCCGGGAAACTCTATGGGGATGCTGTGGTGGGCGCCACGGAAGTCGCGCTTGCCGGGAACCAGCATCTTCTTGTGGAGGCGAATGGGACGAACTGGCTGATCCTCGCGGGCGAAGTGATGTCCGAAGCGAAATATGTGGCGATCAAAACGCTCACGAAAGTCGAAGCGGAAGCGGAAGTCGAAGTGTCCGCGAGCCGTCCCGCGCAGGTGCAGCTGATCCCGAAGGAAAACTCTTGCGCGGTCGAAGTGAGCGGCATCAGCTTGGGGACCTTCACCGGGAACAGCGCGACGCAGTTGACGTTCCGTCTGAACCCGGGGCAGAAATTCAAAGCTAACAAGGAATGCTTCTATTCCTACATCCTGCTCTGATGTCTTTTCGGCACCTTCCGGTGCTGTCTCTGGAGGACGCCACAAAAAACTTTGAACAGCTCGGTCATGTCCCCCACCTGCCCGTTCTTTCGTTGGAGGATGTGACCCGGAACTTCGAGGCGCTTGGTGTCCATGTGCCGCATCTGCCGGTGACGAGCCTGCTGGATGCGACCCGGGATTTCGAGATGTTCACGGTCGTCGTGCCTCAGCAGCGTCCCGTCCATGAGAACGTGTTCCCTGGTGGGGAAGGCTTCTGGGGCTTGGGCTCTGAAAAATGGGGCGAAGGGGCGGGCATCTGGGGCGAAGCGGAAGAAGGCACCAAACTGGCTGTTGCCGGTCGGTCGATGATGCGGCTTCGGGCCCGGGCGACGATCACGGTGACGGGCGCTTGGGGGATCGAGTCTGGTTCTTGGGGTACTGGTAAAGGAAAATGGGGTGAATAGTGGCTGAAAGTACGTTTACCCCCGGCGAAACCTCGGGTGGTCTCGGGGCGAGCCTGAACCCGGCCACGGCTGGCCTGTATTACGCCACGATGGCGAAACTCAACTTCTCCGTTGCGAGAGCGCAGGCTGAAGGCAAACAGGCCCTAGCGAACCTGAACAGCGCCTATGAATTCAACCGTGGGAATGCGCTACGACAGGAGCCGATCCGCTTTCAGCAGCTCCGTAACCAGGCGAACAGCCAAGGGCTTGCGGAATCCGGGATCGCGGCACAGGCCGCCCAGCGGGCCGCTACGGGGTTCGCTGAGAAAGCACAGGCGCTATCCCAGCAGCGCGCGCAGGCCGCCCAGAAAGTCCGTACGGGCCTCTATAACGCCGAACGGGAAGGCACGCTCGGCAAGGAAGAAGACATCGCGAGGGCCGGGAAAGAACAGGCCGAATACATCGCGGCGAACACGATCGCTCCTGTCCCTTCGGTGACGCCTTCGAATGCTGCGAAACCGGCGCCTGTTGCGACGGTGGTCGCGAGCAAACCGCAGCCGTCTTCTCCTTCGGGGCAGGCGCGTAAGGCGGCGGTCGGGAAAATCAAGAAAGGCTGGGGCGTTGGCTGACGTAACGAACAGCTCGAACCCGACAGCCGGCGGTCAGCTTTCGGGCGAGACGGCCCGGTTGTGGGCTGTGAAACGGCTGAAGAAACTCGAAGGGCAACCCCCGTCGCAGGTCTCGCAGCCTCCGGGGATAGGGAAAGGCGGCTAGATGGCTTCATTCCTCCCCCCGGCGGTGCGTGCTGGCATGAACGCCGCGAACAAGGCTGCGAAGCCAAACGCAGGGCCTCGTCAGAGCGCCGTTGCGGGGCATCTGGGGGCACCAAAGGCCCAGCCTAAGGCCAAGCCCCCTGCGAAGCCTGTGGTGCATCCTCAGGGCGTTTCTAAGCCTCAGGGTTTCCAGCCGGGTCAGCTACCGAACAAAGGCCAGATCCACAACGAAGCGGTCACGCAGGCACGCCTCGAACGTCGCGCTCTCCTGTCGCCGCTTGAAGGCCAGCAGCGTCAGATCCAGGCGAATGAAGCGTCCGCCCAGCAGCAGTACGGGAAACTCCTTGGGGCTGAGAACGAACAGTTCCAGAAACTGGGCGAAGGCGCAGCTGCTAGCGCGAAGACGTTCGAGAACAACACGGCGGAGCAGGCGCTCCAGCAAGCGAAGGCGATCGAAACGACTGGGCAGACCCAGGCCACGATGACCGGCGGTTACGCCTCACCTGAACTGCGGGCCCAGCTCGCGGCGGGGACGCAGGATATCGCCTCCCAGGCGGGTGCTCAGAGCCAGTTCGCTCAGAACCTTGCTACGGCTGGGCAGAACGAGATCGCTCAGATGCGGGGTGCTGCCGCCCTGAAGGGTTTGGGTGGGAGCCAGGCGTTGACGAACGCGTTCCAGAAACAGTCCGCGAAAGTCGGGGAAGAAATCGGGGCGGCAAACGCGAAGACGGCTGGGCTCCAGTCGAAAATCCAGAACGAACTCGCCCAGAAATACTTCACGGACTATGCGACCGCTCAGGGCCTCGGGCTCAAACAGCTCGAGTCCCAGCAGAAAGCCAGGGAAACGTCAGCGAAAATCAACGCTACCCGGGCTGGGCAGAAAGAAGCCGTCGCCCAGCGAGAAACGGCCAGTCGGCGGACCGCTGAACAGAAAGAAACCGCAAGCCTACGTGGTCTGCAATGGAAAGAAACGCATCCGACCGGCAAATCCACGAACGCGCCGAAAGCGCCAAGTCCCGCCGAAGGACGCAAGTACATGGGCAACGTTTCGAAAGCCCAGGCCCTCGCGCTCCAGCAGGGGATCAGCTCCAAGACCGACTCCAAGCGCCTCCTCGAAGTCAGGAAGTACCTTCAGGGGTTGGGCTACAACGGCGACGAGGTCTCCGCCGCTATGAACCTTGCCTACTACGGGGTGCTCGGTCCGAACGACCGCAGGACCGCCGAAGCGTACGGGTTGACCAAGAAGATGCGTCCCGAGTGGTTCAAGCCGCACAAGTAGATGCCTGCCCTCGGTAACCGCGGCCCCATGCCGGGGGCAAAACTCCCCATCCCGAAGCCCACAAAGACGCCCAGCCTCAAGGGGGTCACAGGGACCACGAAAGCTCCCGGTAAGCCCGCTGGTGGCGTCAAGGGTGCTGCCAAGGTTCCGGTCCAGCACGGCCACGCTCTTCTCAGTGCTCATACGTTAGGCGAAGCCGCTGGTGCGGTAGGCCACGCGGTAGGAGGCGCGCTGCACGCAGCCTATGGCGGGAAACGCACGCCGTATGCGGGCGGGACGGGTAATGCTCCTCCTGGTCTCGCGGTAGCGCGTCCTGTCTCCCCGAGTTTCGCGAAAGCCACCTCGAGGGATGTTGCGACGATGGGCGAGTTCCCATTCGTCGGGGGCTGGAAGGCCGCCCAGGCGACGGCTGCTCTAGCCAAAGGGGAAACGAAGCCCGCCAAAGAACTCGGCACGGGCCTGGTCGAAGGGTTGAAGCACGGGGCACTCGGGGAACTCGCACAGGGGCATCTGGAAGGCGCCGAGAGAGCCGCGCAGGAACATCCCGGGATGACGCTCGCTGAAACCGCAGGTGCCGTCAGCGCCGTTGGCCGTGGCGCCGGCGCTCTATCTCGTGCGGCGAAAATGGGTATCGGGCAGCGCATACGGTCCCCGATAGCGCTTGAGCCGCATATCAGCCCGGAGACCGCGATGCGTGGGGAAGCGCTGAAGTACCGGACGTTCTCCGGGGACTTGACACGCAAGGCTGTGCAGGTGCGGGCTGATCTTGCCCGGGAGCCGCTGCGGGACTCCAATGGGCATATCGTGACCATCAAAGACCGCGGTCGTAGCGTGCCGGTGTTGCTGCCGACTGCCAAGGAGGCTAAACGCCTTCAGGAGCAGCGGGCAAACTTCGCTTCCGCCCGGGCCGTTGGGATGCAGCGTGCTGCCCGTGAGGAAGCCGCCCACGCTGCGCTACAAGCCTCAACGGCACCAGGGCGTCTCCCGCTCGCCCTCAGGGCCCATATCAAACCAACGATCAGGGGCGCCTTGCGCCCGGTGCATGTGCAGGGGAAGATCATCCCGCTCTCAGCCCAGAATGTGGGCGAGCATCTGGCGCAGCTTGTCGCGTCCGGGACGATCCGGCCTAAGCACTTCGCTGAGGACCTCCAGGCCCACATCGATCGTATTCGTACAGCCGTCAACAACCCGAGCATGTTCCGCCACCGTGGGGAGCTAGCGGCAGCGGAAGGTAACCTGTCGCTTCTCGAGGCTGCCGCCTCTCATCCGTCCGTGATGGACCAGGCCGAGCGGATAGCGAAACAGGGGCGGATGCACGGGCGCCAGCTGAATGCCTACGACAAGAAGCTTGCTGAGAACCAGGTGTACCCGGCGGAGCAGCTCGAGCGGGCGAGACTTTCGGAGTACGCGCTGGCGCACATGGATGCTCGTCACAGCGATGCCGGATTCGTGGACCGGGACGGCAAACTGATTACCAATGCGGAGATCAAGGCCCACATGCGGGCACACGGTGTCAACCCCTCCGAGGTTGCCTATCTCCCCCACCGCATGGTGACCGCAGAGGCCAAAAAGTCCTTTTATAAGCCGTTTGTCCCAGGACGCCGACTGGTTGGGAACGAGCCCAAGCGGACAGGTGCGCTTTACAAGCGTGGTGCCACAGCGATGACGACCACGATGTTGCATGAGGAGCTCGCGAACAAAGCGACGACCCTTGCGAACGTCCACCAGTTCGACCGGATGGTTCGCGACCAGGGCAGGCTCCATCCGGCGATGGAAAAGGCCGCGATGGGCGAGCCTCTAACCCCCGCCGAGCAGGAGATCGTGAAAGGCGGAGGCTACTTCAACGCGAAGGAAGCCGGCCAGTGGGCCGACAAACTGGAGGAAGAAGGCTTCGGCCGGTATGTGCCAATGCGGGCCTTTGCCTCAAAGCTCAGCGCCGACGCCCAGAAGGGAGTCATGGAGGCTCAGGCACCCTCGGCGCTGGAGGATGTCCGATCCAAAATGCTGAATGACCGCATCGTCCATGAGGGCGACACGTCCACGGCCAGGAACGTTGTGTTGGTTCCCGAGGACTACGCCAATCGGCTCATGGCTCAGGCAGCCCCGGTCAACTACCAGCCCGTGCGAATGCTCCAGATGCTGAACAACCCGTTCCGCATGGCGGTATTGGCGCAGCCACGATGGCTGACAGGGAACTTCATCGAGCCGTATTTCGTGAGGCTCCCGCTATCAGGGTCCGGGGTCAATATCCCCGGGCTGGCGATGGACCTCCGGGCGGGTACGAAAGTCATGAAAGAGCTCGAGAAGCAAGACCCGAAGGCTGCCGCGGAGGTCCGCAGCATCTTCTTCTCAGGGCGATTCCTTGGCGGTAAGCAGGCGACGGTAAGACGTACGACCTACGATGTGCCGGCTACCGCGTTCATGCGAAAGCTCCCGGTCGTCAAACAGCTCGGACACCTCATCGCTTTCTATCCGAAGCTGTTCTTCGCGTTCAACCGGGTAGCGATCGAGGATCCGACCGCTCTCGCCGCCTTGGGCAAACAGGCTCGCCATGACATTCAGGCCGCGACGGGACACTGGACGGAAACTGTGAAGCTTGGGGACGCGGCTGTAAAAGACGCTGCAAAAGGTCTTGTCAACACGGCAAACCAGCATCGGTACGCCGAGTACTACTGGGAACTGCTCGGCCAGTACGACGGGTTCAAACCCGCGCTAAAACAACTGATCCAGACCGCCACGCCCTTCCTGCCGTGGACCCTCGCGTCGTTGAGATTCGTCTACTGGACACTGCCGGCGCATCACACGGTTGCGTTTGCAGGGCTCATGAAGACCGCGCAGTCCGTCATCAAGGAATGGGAAGCCGAACACAAGGACTTCGGGAAACCATCTCCAGGGGAATTGGCGCTCTACCCGAGAAGCAAGAAGGGCGGCTACATCCCGGTGCCACGGTACACACCGTTCGGCATCTCGATCCCCGTGAGCCAGGGTCCTGCGAAGGCAATCAGCCAGGTTGAGGAAACCTTCCTGCCGCAAGTGTCGGGCTCGATAGAAGCATTCGCTGGTCGTGACCCGTTCGGGCGCCCGTTGCAGGTGCCGAAAACCAAGACCAATCCCAAAGGCGAACCGACTGAAGCGCAGAAGACGGAGGCCGGTCTTTACTCGCTCGGAGAGGCACTGGTACCGATGGTCTCCCAGATACGAAGGCTGCGGGAGAAAGGCGGCACCGCGTATGGAACCTCCACGGTCTGGAATCCGCAGGTCAAGCCGGGTACCAACACGGGCATGAGCGCTTTTGAACGGACGTTCAACCCGTTCCGGCCGACCTATCTGAAACCGCCGAAGGGCTCAAAGCCAAAGAAAACGCCACGGGCGAAGCTTGGCCCGGCGGGTGGTGCCAGTCTTGGCCCGAGTGGCGGGAGTGGCCTTGGGCCTAGCCGCTAGATGCCGCCCGCAAGGACCACGAGGATCACTATTGCGAGGATGCCTCCGACGATGCCAAGGGCAAAGTAGTACTTCTCGGGCTCGGTCATGGCTCTAGATAAGCAGATTGTTGGCGAAGCCGCACGCAAGTACGGGATCGACCCCAAGATCCTCTGGGGCCTCTACGGGACTGAGACCAGCTTCGGCAAAAACGTCTCCACCTCAAGCGCCGGCGCGGTCGGCCCGTTTCAGTTCGAGCCCGCAACCGCAAAGAGCATGGGCGTCAACCCGTATGACTTCAAGAGTGCAGCCTTCGGAGCGGCACGCTACCTGAGCCAATATAAGGGCAGGGGAATCGGCGGGATGCTCTCTGCGTACAACGCTGGCCCTGCGGGGGGCTACCAGTCTGGGTACGTGAACACGACCCTCCAGAACGCGAAGACCTATGGGGGGGCGACTCCTAGCCCGATCCCTCAGGCGAAGCCCGTAGGAGCGCCTACAGCGGCCTCTACAAAGACGGAAGAAGTGGAAGCTCCGCACGCGAAGGGCTTCGAACAGCTCGGGAAGCTCCTAAAAGCCGAAGGTGCGCCTGCCCCGCTGACGGGCTTGATCCAGGCGAAAACGGAACCCGTCACCCGGACTATCCCCAGCACTGTCCCGAAGGCCAGCCCGCAGGACGAACCGCATCTCGCTTCGATCATCCAGGAGGCGGATCACATCAGCGAAGCGCACGTCCCGTACCTGTGGGGTGGCGGTCATGCGGCAAGGGTCCTGCCGGGCGGGAAGGTCACGCCCCTGGATTGTTCCGGTGCCGTTTCAGCGGCGTTGGGGATCAACCCGAAAGTCGCGAGCGAATTCGAGTCGTGGGGTGCGCCCGGGAAGGGCCCGCATTTGACGATCTGGGCGAAGAGTACGCATGTGTTGATGGAAGTGGACGGGAAATTCTGGGGCACGTCGGCATCGAACCCGGGTGGTGGCGCGGGCTGGATCAAACCGGGTGTCATCACCCCGGAGTACCTGAAAGGTTTCACGCCCCGCCATCCTGCCTCAGAACAGGCCACGCCTACCAATGGAGGGAATGTCGTGAAACTCCCGTTGAGATCGGTGTTCGTACCTCATGGCTGAGTACATGAAGAAATTCGCGTGGAAAGACGACGTGAGCGTGGACATGGCGATGACCGCTCTCGTCGCCTACCCGGACCTGAACGATGCTGTGGAGTTCATGGCCGAACAGGGGTTCAGTATCAGCCCGCAGAACATGAACGCGATACGCAACCGCTGCATAGCCCCAGGTAGCCCGGTGCATCAGAAGTTCGTGGATCGCCAGAAAGAACTAGCCCCGCAGCTGGAGAAGCTGTATGCGGACAGGCTTCTGGATCAGGCGCGGATGAGTACCGCTGTCGCGGCGCTCGCGGTCGAACAGACCCGGGAACGCCTAGAACGCGGGCAGATACAGGATCCTTCACGGGTGGCTAGGGATTTGCAGCAGGTGGCTTCCCAGGCGGTCGATAAGCGTCTGACGTTGGAAGAGCGCCCGACGCAAATCGTTGAGCGCAGGACCCCGGATGAGATCCTCGCGAAGCTAGAGGCGATGGGTGTAGCGAAACGTGTGGAGCTCGATGTGCCGGAAGCGGAGGTTGTGGAGGACTAAGCCAAGGAGGCGGTATGCCCGAGAACGGGACACATCATGCATCCAAAGGCGAGCGGATAGCGCGCCTAGAGGCGAAGCTCGAGGATGCCGAAACGCTCGAGTCCCAGCTACAAGCCCAGTTAGACCGGCGCCTGAGCGCCTCAGAGAAGCTTGTGGACGAGAAGCTTCTGGGGGATCGCAGGGAGGCCGACGCGATCCATAACAGTCTCAAGGAGGCGATCAGCAAGGTCGAAGAGGTCACGGACCGCCGCTTCGAGACCGCCGCGCAACAAGCGGAGCGCCGCGAGGGGCTCTTGGGTAGCCGTGTGGACACCCTGGATGCGCGCATACAGGCCCTCGAGAGGGGCGACGCGGGCTCCCGTGGGGTCAGACAAGGGATCACGGAGCTCAAGGCTTCTACGGTGGCGTGGGTGGGTGCTATCGCCGCGGTTGGGCTTGTGCTCCTGAGTGCCCTCACGACCCATGTACTCGGATGATCCGGTTCCTCGAAACGATGTACGCGGGGCACCCGTGGTATACGGGCGGGGTGTGGGGGAACGTGTTTGTGATCCCTATCGCTGCGGGTCTCGGCTGGCTATGGTCCAGGACGAAGTTCTGGCCGCTACGGCCGATCAAACATGGCCTCGAGCATCTGCATGTGAAGGTTGACGAGTTCCGCCAGGAGCATCGTGAGGCGCACGAGAAGCTGCATCGTAAGCTTGACCGGCACGCGGAACTACACCGTGCGCACAGGGACGAGTTCAAGACGGTTCATGAGAAGCTCGACAAGCTATTGGAGGACAAGTGAGCGAAGAACTACCGATCCCCGATGAGCCTGCTCCGGGGACGGAATCACCCGAAGAACACGAGGGCGAGGATGGCAAGGATGTCCGTTAGCGGCCTGAGTCCTGGGCATTGCAAGACCGCGACGAACCTCGCGCTCCAAGCGGCCGTCCTTGGCTACCACCAGAAAGCCCACATCCACTACACGCAGGGCTCCCAACGCTGGGACGGGATCGAACACAAGCGCCTCGCGTGGAAGGGCGAGTACCCGCACTGGGCAGACTGCTCAGCCTACGTGACATGGTGCATCTGGTGCGGGACCGGGAGGCATTTCGGGACCCGGGACATCGTGAACGGCGAACACTGGCGGGACGGGTACACGGGGACGATGCTCCAGCACGGCCGGCACGTCTCAAAGCCATTCCCCGGAACGGCGATCATTTATGGCCCTGGGACAGGCGAGCACACGGCGCTCTACACGGGCGGGGGTCTGGTTGTGAGCCACGGGAATGAGGCTGGCCCGCAGCTGATCCCGTGGAACTACCGCAGCGACATCCATTCGATCCGCAGCTACATCTACTGAGGAGGAGCAATGAAGGTATCTGTCGGTGTGACATCTGTGATTGGCTGGCTCACCGCTCTACTGGGGTGCTTGCCGATCATCATCAAAAGCGTCGAAGAAGGCGCGGTCGCGTTCAACGGCCCCGAAAAATACCTGGCGATCCTCGGTATCGCCGCTGGGCTGGTGACCCAGATCGGCAGGTACTTCCAGGCGCATGCTCAGATCCGCTCAGCGGCGCCTAAAGCGGCTTCTACGGCCAAAACAAAACTCGGATGACCTACAGGCCAGCCCAACGCTGGAACCGACGCAGCACCCGCAGGATCCTCATTGACATCGACAGGAAGGTAGACCGGATCATGACAACCGTCGCTGAAGTCCAGGAAGCTATCGCCACGTTGACCGCCGACCTCGAAGCCGACTCGGCTGCTGCGGTCGCGGAGTTCGCGAAACTCGAGAAAGAGGTCGAAGAAGGCAAGCCCGCTACCGGGGAAGATCTCACGCCGCTGAAGGAAGCTATCGAAGCTCTCGATGCGCGCGTAAAGTCGGCTGCGTCTTCGATCCCAACCGAGTAGCCCACCAGGGCGATGCGTGGCCTGACAGCGGTCCAGTATGAGGTCGCTAGGCGTTGCGCTGCGGGGGAAACGTCCCGACAGGTAGGCTTGGCGATGTTCATGGCTCCCTCGAGCGTCAGGACGGTCCTCAGCGAAACGTACACGAAGCTCGGGATCGAACACAACCGGGACGCCTTGAGGGAGTTCTTGGAGGGGATCGGTGACCCGGAGGAGCGTATCCGGGAGTTTGAGCGGGAGCATGGGTCCCCTGAGGGCGCGGGGGATGTTCTTCTACTACTGGGGTTCTGAGGTGGCTATGAGGAAGGAATGGAAGGGGCCGCTGGTGCGGCAGGTCAGGGAAGCTGGGTGGGAAGGCTCACTCGGGTAGCCTCCCGGACGACCGAAGGAACGACTGCATCTCTCGGGAAAGCGGACCAAGAACCGGATGCTCCCCGGCACCCGACCAGTGCTTGACTTCGCAGGCTGGCGCGGCCTTCTCGATCAGGTCTAGGGCTTCTTGTAGCTGGGACTCGGCACGCACAAGATCAGCCTCAAGCTGGTCGTTGGTTTCCTTGGCCGCGACCATGAAGTGCTCACGTTCCCTCTCTGCTTCTTCTCGGGCGAGAACGGCAGCCGTAAGGGCGGATTTCTCAACGACCTCGACCCGCTGGGTGCCCGCGACATGACCCGGATCCTCGCCAGTCCCGATCTCCACGGCGTAGGGACGCAGGCCCGTCTCCTGATCGACAATCAGCGTCCACTCCCTTGTGTCTTCGGCGGGAGCTACACGATCAGGAGACACGGGGAACCTCTTTTTCCTTTTTCCGGCACTGCGCGAGCTTCGCTTCAAGCCCCGGAACCTCGGCCGCGCGTTCGCGGGCATACTCAAGCTGACGCTCAAGGATGCAGACCTCGCACCACGGGCTGCCGTAGTTGCCGTGAACCCAATCAATCGCGCTCAGGTCCTCCCCGAAGCGGTTCGTCGCCTCGCGGACGCGACAGTTCTCGCATAGCGTTCCCGTCGCAATCTCCCAAGGCCGTTCGTCGCTCATCGCTCCTCCGTTGGCTCTGAGGAAGAAAGAACACGGGCGGCTTCGGCCAGCGTCTCGTCCCAGTTGCGTACCGGCTTGCCTTCGGTCAGGCGCTCGGCTCCGTGAAGTAGCTCGCTGAGCGCGACCCGCGTCTCCCTGAGTGCTACGACCGCCTCGAAGTCAGAAGGCCCGAAATGCTCGGGGTATTCGCGCATTGTCTCCTCGTTGATGAGAAGCCCCATGTCGCGCTGGACCGCTTTTAGGGCGGCGTACAGGGCCTCGTCCATCGGGTTCTGCGCGGGGCCGCCTTCCTCGGTGCAGTCCGCCCTGTGCCGCTCGATGGCCCGCTCAAGCCGGTGGTAGGCGTTGGTCCACTTCGCCCGCTTCGCTTCGACCTCGTTGACGCGCTCTTGCTGGTCGTGGACAGTCACGGGACAGGGGCCTCCCTCCCTTTCTCAACTGCGTCAATGAGGGAGTTGCGGGCCGCGTCCAGCATCTTCACGACCGCAGGCGGCATCGTGGAGTCAATTTGGCCGATCCGTTCCTCGGTGCCCGCGAACCTCACCGCCCAGAACGTCCAGCGGCCCGTCTCGACGCCCCGGCTCAACTCCACGATCAGGTCGCCCACGATCAGGTCGTAGTCCTCGCCGTCTTCGCCTCGGGCAACCATTTTCCAGTCGCCCGAAAGAAAAGAAGAAGTCTTCTCCCGCTCTCCCATTCTGTCTCCTTGGTCGTGGTCACTCAACGGGGTCACGGGCGGGCCTTCCGCCACGCGCTCTCCTTGATGTACTTCAAGGCATTGAGGGACCAGCGGGCGATGATGAGCCGGTTGATCGTCCCCCAATCCACCTCGTCCGCGCAGTCCCGAATCCCGAACGCGTAGGTGAGCGCAACGTCGTCTCGGGTCAAGCGCGGATCAGCGATCTCCCGTTCGAGCGTGCCCTGAACATCAACCATCGTTACTCGCATTGTCTCGCCTCCTGGTCACTCAACGGGGAACCCCCAAAGAAGAAGCGTGAGCGTCGAACATCGAAGGTGTCACGCCCGTCAAGCGCCGTTCAGCGAGCGCGATGTAGTCCGGGTTGAGCTCGATCCCGATGCCGCGCCGGCCGTTCGCCTCGGCCACCTGCAACGTGGTCCCCGAGCCTGCGAATGGGTCAAGCACCGTCCCGCCTCTCGGGCAGCCTGCGAGCACCATCGGCTCGATCAGCTTCGGCGGGAACGTGGCGAAGTGCGCGTCGGGGTAGGGCTGGGTGGCTACAGTCCAGACGCTGCGCTTGTTACGGCCTGCGCCGTTTCTACCCTCAGCCGTGCGAATCCCCGCGTGGGGCCCGACGAGGCCGTTGGACGGCTCTAGGGAGGCTTCTAGGTGGACCGTGCGCGGATGATCGGTGCCAAGGTCGGGTTCCCTGATCGCCTCGCTGTCGTAGTAGTACGACCGGCTCTTGCTCAACAAGAACACCTGCTCGTGCGCCTTCGTCGGCCGGTCCGTCACACTCTCAGGCATCGGGTTCGGCTTCGCCCAAATAATCTCCGAGCGCAGATACCAGCCGTCGGCACGGAGGGCGAACGCGACCATCCACGGGATGCCGAGAAGATTCTTGTCCTTGAGGCCCGTGCCCTTCTTCGCGTACTTGATCCGATCCCCGTTATTGCTGCGCGACTGCTTCGGCCAACGCTCCGGGTCGCGGCTGCCGTTGCCGCCGCCGGCGTAGGAGTCCCCGAGGTTCAGCCAGAGCGTCCCGTCGTCCCGCAACACCCGTTTGACCTCTGCGAACACGCCGACCAGCCGCGCCACGTACTCGTCAGGGGTCGCCTCCAAGCCGATCTGGCCCTCCTGCCCATAGTCCCGCAGTCCGAAGTACGGTGGCGAGGTTATGCAGCAATTCACCGCGCCGGCGTCCATCTCGGAGAGCCGTGCGAGCGCATCGCCCTCCAAAAGAAAAGAAGAAGAAATCCCCGCCTTTGTCCCCTGGTCACTCAACGGGAAACCCCCAAAGAAGAAGAAATCCTCACCCGTTCCCCGCTCACGACTGCAACCCTCTGCACTCAGGAGAAGAAGACTCTGAGGAGGAGCCACGCTGGCGAAAGTCAGCGGGCGAGTCAAGCGAAAGCGGCTGCCGATCCCCGGGTTGCACGTCGAAGCACTCCTGGCAGTAAAGGGCGTGCTCGACAAGCCACTCGCTCCACATGCGGCCTTCAGCGTCGTTGAGCGCACGCCGCGGACGTTCTTCGCAGCCGATGCACATCTCCTCGCCGCTCACGTCCCGCCTCCGCACGAATGCAACGCTGTGCACGTTGTCGCAGCCTCGTTGGTAGTTGGGGAAGGCTCTGAGGGAAGCCGAGCGGCGCGGCGGCAAACACGACATCCACGCCTCCCATCGGGATAGAAGTAGGTATTACTCTCGTTGTAGGGGTGCCCGCGCTTGCAATGCGTCTTGCGAGCATGTTTCGCGGCGGGACCGTTTCCCCGCAGGGTATTCTCACGCTGCGTTACGGCCTCTAAATGCACTGGATTGACGCAGAGGGTGTTGCGGCAGAGATGGTCCAACGTTAGCCCCTCGGGGATAGATCCGTGGAATTGTTCGTAGGCAAAGCGATGTGCACGAACTACCAGCCCAGTCCTCACGTAGAACTGCCCATAACCCCCATCTCGCGGGGGAGATGTCCAGAGCCAGCACTGCCCAAGGTACGGCGAAGGGAGCGGACCAGACTTGCTCACCTTGGTCCAGAACCTCTCTGCGATCTCCATAACCCCATTATGACCAGTAATCCCCTTGGTGTCAAGGCTTGGCTGCGCCCTCCGTCTCACTCCGCGCAGCTAGGAGCCCATCGCTTGGGCTTGCGCCCGTCAGCTTCCCCCCGGCTGGCGGGCGCTTTGTCGTTCAGGAGAGGAAACCCGGGGCGCTTCCCAAAGAATCTCGAACGCGGGAAGCCCAGCTTCGGGCGGCTGGCCGATCGATCATCCTCTCGCCCCGGGTAGGGCCATGATACGCTCCCCGCTCCCGCATAGCAAGCGGATGACGCCCGCCGAAGCATCCCAAACGGGCGTGGCCGGCCTCCGTCATGGCGCGGGGGCTAAGCGAAGAGGAGGTCTCGTTGGATCCTTTCTACCGCTCTGACAATCGCCGTCCTTGGGTTCGGCGTACACGCACCAAAGCACCATCACGCAGGACGCTGTTCTAGGCTCCACGGGGACGCACATTGGGGATGCGTCCACCGATGGCACCCAAAGCGCGTAGAAGCGCCGCAAGGGACCTCTGAAGCCCTTGTGAGCTGGTATGACGACGCGGGGACGACAGCCTCGGGGCGTCACGCGGCCTATGGGTTCGCTACCTGCGGCTCCGGTGGGGGGCCGTGTCTCCCGTTTGGGACGAAGATCCGGTTCTGTTTCCGTGGGTGTGTGGTGGCGGAAGCAGTCGATCATGGGCCATATGTCGCTGGCCGCTGGTTTGACCTCGGAGCCTCGACCGCTCATGCGATCGGGTTCGATGGGGTTGACAGAGTGCGGTGGAGCATCGTAGGCTAGTCCTGCTCCATATCGCATCCCTCCCCTTGCCACGGGCAGTGGCAGCCGACCCTCGGAGTCCTCCAGCTCCGGGGGTCTTTTTACGTTCAGGACCCTTGCATCTGTCATAACGGAGTAGTAGGGTCTATTCCATGACAGACAAAGACGCTCCAAACACGCTGCTGACATCGCTGTTGAACGTCCAGAAGGCCCTCGGGGACCTGAAGCTAGGGCGAGACGCCGAAGGACAGATCCAGAGCCGTAGCTACAAATACCTGACCTTGGAGAAGATCCATGAGAAGGTGCTGCCGATCCTCTCCTCCTACGGCTTGTGCTGGGTCACAATCCCGACAGGCTCTGAGGAGGCGCCCGGGCTTCGCTATCGGCTGATCCATGCAGCTTCAGGAGAAGACATTGGCGGCGTGATGCCGATCTTCCTCGGCGCTGATCGTACCAGCAAGGCGTACGGCTCCGCGCTCTCCTATGCGGCTCGTTACGCGATCATGCGAATCCTGGGGATCGCCCCTGCCGGGGAAGATGACGACGGTGAGGCCGCCAGCAAGCCGTCTAAGGCCCCTGTAAGGCCGTCTAAGCCCCTAGCGCCCATCGTGCCACCCAAGGAAGGCGATGCCTTCCCCACCGTGGTCAAGGAGGATAACCCCGACAGGCTCCTAGGGGACGAAGAGAAGGCTCTTGTCCAGAAGGCGATCAGGGAGCGCAAACAGCCCGAAGCCCTGATCCTTGCGTCGGTGGGCGCTGAGAGCCTTGATGATCTGACGGTGGCTCAGGGGCGGGATCTGTTTAGGAGGCTGAACGGATGAGCGCAACCACGGATTCAGAACTCCAGCTTTACGAGGGCTTCACGGTCGAATACAGGGACGCGTCGCACAGGTATTGGCTGCTTGAGGGCGATGATGGACGCCGCGCTGTCCCCTCAGTGACCACGATCCTCGGGATCCTCGACAAGCCCGCCCTAAGGCGCTGGCAGGGCAACCTCGACGCTGCCGCGGTCCTCACGCTCGAGCGGGAAGGGAAGCTTCAGGGCGTTGACCCGGATGGTGCCGCCCAGATCGCCCGGGAACGCGGACTAGGTGCAGAGGCCCGCAGGGATGCGGCAGGAACCCGCGGAACGGCCATCCACGACGCCCTAGAGGCCTATTGCACCGAGGGAAAGGTCCCGGCCCTCGCGGACTTCCCTGAGGACCACAAGGGCTATGTACAGGGCCTCTGCGCATGGCTCTCAGACGCGAGGCCTGAGCCGCTCATTGTGGAGCGCATCGTGGGCAGCCCAAGGTACGGTTTCGCGGGGCGTTTGGACCTAATCGCGATGGTGGGTGGGAAGCGGCTGTGTTGTGACCTCAAGACGAACCGCTCTGGCTACTACCCGGAAAGCCACGCGCAGATCGCCGGCTATCGCCTGACGTTCCCTGAGTGCGGGATTGAGGATGTGGATGGCGGGATGATCGTCCAGGTGGCCGCAGACGGCTCCTACGAGACCGTGGAAGCTGTCGCGGGTCCTGATGCCTTCCTGAGTGTCCTTGGGTGCTACAGGGCGGTGCAGGACGTGAAAAAGGCTCTGAAGGAGGCTAGGCGGTGAACAGGCTGCGCGTTCCGGCGCTTTTGGGCGGCGAGGCACATGGCATGAGGATGGACTGGCCTGATCCTTGGCCGCTCAACTACCAGCCTGCGAAAGAACACGAACAGACCTACACGCTGTTTATAGCGCACGATCCGAAGCGTGGCTGGATTGAGTTCTTTGCGCTGGATGGAGCTACGGACGCCATGCGCGAGGGCTGGCTGGATTCTTGGCTTCGTGAGAATCCAGATTGGGGTGTCTCCAATGACTGACCCCGGCTCCCTCACCGTGAAGCTCGAAGGGATCGAGAACGATCTTGCGGAGCGCCAGAACCGCTATGAGGAAGCCGCCGCCGCCTGGTTCAAGCTGGTCCCAAGGATCGAGAAGAACCTAGCGATAGCGTACCGGGAAGCACCTGGTGGCCCTACGGACAAAAAGGAAGCCGCGAAGGCCCTGAGGGAGATTGAAGGTGCTGAGGAGAAGGCTGCGTATGAGGCGCTGCGGGTGGTCGTGAAGGTGCTGGAACAGCGCAGCATGATTCTGATGGCTTTGCTAAAGTCACAAGGACACGTATGAGCTTCAAATGCGGCTACTGCGGACGTTCGTTTGAAGGCAAGCGGCGAGGTAGCTTCTCTGTGCGCTACTGCAATCGGACATGTGCTGGAAGGGCGAAGGGGCGCAGCGCGATCGGCATTGCATCAGATGGCCGGGCCTACATCAGCCTTCGGGATGGCACTCGACGGCATTGGGCTCGATGCCTCATGGAAGGCTACCTGAAGCGCGAACTAGCCCCCGATGAGATTGTCCACCACATCAACGGCGACCGCTCAGATGATCGCCTAGAGAACCTAGAAGTGTTGAGCAAGTCTGACCATACACGGCTGCACACGCTTGAGGCATGGTCGAGAGGGCCGCAAGGTCCAGCCAAGCTGACTGCCGAGCAGGTGCGCCTAATTCGCGCCTCCGATGAAACGACAGGCGCGGTCCTTGTCCGTAGATTCGGCGTATCGGAAGCGGCCATCAGCATGATCCGCCACGAAAAGACTTGGAAGAACGTTGCCTAGCTTGCTAAAGGCGCAGCGGTGAGAACTAAGCCCTACATGAAGAAGGTGCGGAACCTTCAGCCCCACTGCGAATGCTACATCAACGGCGAGTGGCAGCCTGTTACCCGCGTCGTGATTGTACGTCAGTACAGCTCCGATGAGGTCACGGTGGACTACGGATATGGCTCCGACATGACCCGCCCTGGGGACTTCAAGCTGCGCTATCGGGAGTCACGGTGAGATGCCAGATGGCCCCCCTCGATGACCGACCCTGCGAAGGACCGATCCAGAAGGCCCACTGGATCGACAAACAGACCCTGAAGCGCCGCGCTCCCAACCTCGACCTTTGGGACAGCCGCCTGTGGCGTCCTGTCTGCGAACGCCACCACAACCTTGTGGACCGCCGGCTGCTTGATGTTCCCCGTGATCTCGTCCCTGAGAGCGTCGAGGGGCTCGCTATGAGTTATGACCTCGGATGGTGGCTGGATAGGCGCTATGGCCCCCCGGTGAGATCGACGTAGCGCCATTCAGGGAGATGGCGGAACGCCGCATCTCCGAAGGCGAGACATGGACAAGTATGTGCCGTCGCATTGGATGGCAGGACCCGGGTAGAAATAAGGCCGCTATAACCCGCCTCAAGCGTAGGCTGGGAGTAGTCCCACAGCAGCAACGACGAACAAAACGACAGGTCGTGCAACGTCAGGTGACTTACGCGACAGCAGTCTTGCTTTGTGAGGCCCTAGAGGTCGATCCCGTGGATATGGGGCTATGAGCGAAGCTCTCCACGCCCTTGAGTTCTGGACGGGCTGGCACCGGGACACGATCCCGCTCTGGGTCGATGGGCACCGAGGGGAAGTGCGGCGGCTCCCCCGAAACCTTCCAGCCTCAAGGGAGCTCGCCACCGGAGTCCGAAGCCCGATCGTCAGCATCCTATGGGCCTGGGTCAACTCTGGCAAGCAGCTCGAGCGGGCCCGCAGGTTCAACCCCGCGCCTTCGCTGGTTCTCCAGCTTGGCCGCACCCTCGAGCGGTTCCTGCTCTGGCCCCTCGAGGAACCCGCCCTTGACCTGTCGGTGGAGGCGGCCAACAGGCGCATCAGCTACGCCCTGAGAGCCCCATACACGCGCTCTACGGTGGAGGCTTTGAGGATCCCGTTGCCGGGGTCGATGGTCGGGAAGAAGCTCGTGGGATGTACGCGCTGTGAGGGCGACACGTTCGGCATTGACGAGGTCGCGGGCGGTCTACCTGAGCCTCCTGAAAGATCATGGAGCCGCACCGCTTCATAGCCGCTCACGACCCTCGTAACCGGGACTGCATCAAGTGTGGGCGGCCACGGGAGCATGAGACGCATAAGGAAGGCTCTGAGAAGGAGCCCAAGAAAGACGAAACCCCGCCAGGGTTGACGGGGCTCGCGATGCCGTGTATCGTTCGGCGGGAAGATTCAGATGCTCGGAAACCATACCATAATTGAACCGGTAATGGGACCGCTCGCGCGAGCAGCGATGAGGCTGCCAGTGCGCGGGGATAAGCGGCGTAAGACTCTCATTCTCGTTGCGGCCTACCGCGACGCGGGGCAAAAGAATCCGCTCCCGTGCGAGATGATGCAGCGCCTCGGATTCAGCACTGAGAAGGTCAGGCATGTTCTCGCTGCTCTTGAAGCCGAAGGCTGGCTGCACCACAACCGCAAGAAGCATCGGCTGGTGCTCCACTTTGGACCCGATGGGCAGCCTGTCGAGTTCAAGGACGGCGCGACCGCCTAGGTTGCGTGAGCCGACATAACAGGTCCGTAGGGACGCTAGCCAGGCCGGTTCGATGGCAGACGACCCCGCCAGCATCCTGCGAATGGCAAAGACAGCCGGGAAGGCGCAGTCGGTTCGCAGAGGAGCGGGGGAATCCCGGTGCCGAGGGCTTCACCGCGGATCGTAGACCTGTGTAGTCGCCTGGCCGCTATCTCTGCCGAGATATCTGGTTGAACTTTTCTCTTGACATCCTGACTACCCCGTTATATGCTCCGTGTCCCAAGCGAGAGAGGACGAGATGATGATCGAGACACCACGCGACACAAGCGCTGATCGGCCGATTACGCAGCTGGCGGGGATGATGGCGCTCGGCAGTGAGGGCTTCATCACCGGGCAGGAGGCACAAGGACAGCGGGAATTGGTTGGTTCTGAAACGATTCCGATCGACGGGTCCGAGGCCCTTACTGACCTTGGCTTTGTCCTAGGCGAACCAGTCGATGATCTGTTCCGTAAGTGTACGCTCCCGGAGGGCTGGTATCGGGAGGCGACCGGGCATTCGATGCATTCGATCATCCGCGATGAGCGCGGCTACGGGCGCGTGGGGATGTTTTATAAGGCCGCGTTTTACGACCGTCGTGCGGACTGTCGTGTTGTTCGCCTGCCCCGGACGAAGCCGCAGGAGGATGCCTACGAAACGCTGAGCGTTGAGGTTGATGCCGATGGCCTGTGGATGTATGGCAGAGACCGACGCGAAGGCGAGGATTACGTCTACCAGTGGCGTGGTCGGTACGGAGATGCTGCCCCTGAGGGCAAGCACGCCTATTCAGACGACGGGCGACGCATTGAGGTCCGAGTGAGTCCCAACGGTGGGATCGTGGCGAAAGACGCCTTTACTGCTGAGCCAGAGGATTTGCTATGAGTCTGAAAGACAAGCTAGACCAGGAGCCCGTGAGAGCGGAGGCGTGGCGCCCTGACGCCGGCCAGGAGCTCATAGGCCGCATAACCCGCATCAACGACCGTGAGCAGGACGGCCGCGACCCTTATCCGGTCGTGACGGTGGAAGAGCCTGACGGTTCCCTCATTGCTTTCCATGCGTTCCATACGGTCGCCAAGAACCAGCTGCTGGAGGCTGGCGCCCAGGCGGGGGACGAGATCGCGATCCGTTATCTGGGGAAGAAGGAGGATGCGGCGCGGCCGTACCATAACTACCGGATCGTGGTGGAGCACGCCGCGAACGGTGCCCCTGCCGATGACGAGGTTCCCTTTTGAGCACCGCGTCCCGTGGCTCCGCCCGTGAGCGCCAAGTACGGAAGCTCCTAGAAGCTGAGGGGTGGGCGGTGACGCGCGGCGCTGGCTCAAAGGGCTGTGCCGATCTGTGGGCTGGCCGCACGGGTCCTTGGTTCGACGGCTTCAACTGGCATGGCGCGGGCGAAAAGACCGTTTTGAGGCTGGTGCAGGTCAAGAGCGATAGATCGGGTCCATACGCTCATTTCGGGCCGCGAGAACGCCGGGAATTGGCCTCTCTGGCGAAGCAGACGGGCGGGACGGCGGAGCTTTGGCATTGGCCGCCGCATAAGCCCTGCCGTGTCTACCTTGAGAGCGAATGGCCGTGAGCCTTGAACTCTGTCCGGTCACGCTTGCTGAGGCAAACGCTTGGGTTGAGCGTCATCATCGGCACCATCAGCCTGTGGTGGGTCATATCTGCGCCGTGGGTGTGGCTCTCGCGGGCGAAATTGTCGGGGTTGGCATCATGGGTCGCCCCGTGGCCCGAATGGCGCAGGACGGCTTTACGGCAGAGGTCACGCGCTGCTGTACGGATGGCACCCGTAACGCCCCGTCGATGATCTATCGGGCGCTCTGGCGTGCGGCAAAGGCGCTCGGCTATCGGAAGCTCATCACCTATACGCTGCCGCAGGAGGGTGGAGCAAGCCTTCGAGCGGCCGGGTTTAGGCTTCTAGGCGAGGCTGGAGGCGGCAGTTGGAACCGTGCTGGGCGCCCTCGTGTCGATTTACATCCGACCCAAGGGAAGTTGAAGTGGGAGTTGGTCGCGTGAGCCGGAATACCGAACAGCTCATCTGCTGGACGGCGATGTGGTTCGTGTTCGGCGCAGTATTTGGGGTTGTCTTGATGGAAGTGCTCCGATGAGTAGCGCTCTCCGGAATATCGGTGTGGCCTATCGGTCTGACCAATTCGGCTGTGCTCGATGTGGCGCAAATGAGCATTTGAACTTGCTTTATCAGCCGTTTACGCATCTAGTAGATATGAACGAGGGTTTGGTTGCGACTCATTGGGCGATATGTCCGACGAGCGGCGAGCCAATTCTGTTGTGTCAGACCAAAAAAAGGAATCGTCGCCCGTTTCGGCTTGAATGCTTCTACGAAGGGCGCTGGTCCAGGTGGGCTTCCTATGCCAGCCGTGAGGGTGCGCAAAAAACTGTAGACTACGAGGTGGGGCAGGGATGGCACAAGCCTGAGGATTTTCGTATTACGGAGCGATCGAAATGAGCGTCGTCCCGCCGCTTGTCGGCCTCAGTGATGCTGCCGCGATCCTTGGTGTCCATCGGAGCAACCTGATGACGGTGAAGGGGCTCCCTGAGCCTGTGCAGCGTGTTTCTAGCGGGCCGTTGTGGTTGCGGAGCGAGATTGAGGCGCTGGCGATCAGGCGGGAGGCGAAGAAGCTGTGATCGCCGCGGCTGACACCTCAGAGCTTCTTTTGGGGATGGCTAAGGCCTTGAAACGCGAGGCTGAGGAGACCTCGGATGGTCGTGAGATCGAGGCGATGCTTCATTGCCTTGCGGCGGTGCTACTGGATGCGTATGAAGCCTGTACCGGGACCGATTGCTCTTGAATCGTGGGTGGCGTCAGTCTTGAGAAGCGGACGCGTGTGCTGTTCGGGAAACCGCAGCGCCTCTGCGGGAAATGCGGAGTTTGGCAGCCGCTCGACCAGTTCAAGGCCAGGTCGGGGATCTGTCGGCTCTGCACGAACGCGCGGCATCGCCAGCTGTACGCGGAAGGGCGGTTCACGAAGCCTGACCGGCAGCGCGCTAGGGAAAACCAGAAACGGAACCGCGAACAGAACCGGGAGCGTCGCCGCGAACAGAACCGTCGTTATCGGGAAGGCCTCAAAGCCAACCCGGAGCGGCTGGCGCGCTACAACGAACTGCGCCGTATGGCCTACAGGGAACGGCTTGAGCAGGAAGGCCGGCCGTTGGATTCGATCAGGCCCATGAAGGCGCAGATGGCTAAGGAACCCGCTAGGCGCGTCGCGCTTGCCCCTTTGCGTGAGGCGTTTTTGCGTTCTGAGCTGACGCCTTCAGATGTTGCTCGGCGTGTTGGGTATGAGCGTGGTGGGCGCCCGGACACTTTGCGGGTGCGGCGGGTGCTCGGGCTGACGGATGAACCGAAGTCTGCGGTCAACTACGATGTCGCGATGCTGCTCGTGAGGGCGCTTGACATTGACCCTGCGAGCGTGGGCGTATGAGCGACCAGGGCTACTTGAACGCCTACGAGAAAGCCATCTGGAGCGCGTACGTCTTGGGGAGGGTGGATGTGAGGGAGGACCGCGCGCGTGGCCTCTCAGAGCTTGAAAAGGCCGTCTCAGACGAGGATTCGTGGAGGGCTGCTTTGGAGACTGAGAGCGAGCGGTGTGCTAGGCAGATCGCGTTGAGGTGGGCGCTACAGGATGCCTGAGACAGCGAGAAAGAACATGGCGCGGCTGCTAGAGCGCGTTCGCTACGTGGCCCTATGCGACTACAAGGGCGACGTGTTGGTCAAGATCCCACTCCAAGGAATCCTCAAACCCGGCGAGACGATCTCTCTGCCACGCGAGCTTGAAATCGAATGAGGCGATATGGCTGAATCCGCCCATGACCTGATGCTCCGCATCGCTTCCCTCAGAGACAGGGCCCTCACGGTCGAGCAGCAGGCCCGTCTGGACGCCGTGAATGCCCGCAATGCCGCTATCCAGGCGATGACCGGGAAGCCTGCTGATGGTGTTTGTTGGGGCAAGCAGCAGAAGGGGAAGGCGTGAACGAGGACCTATTCAAACGCTTCAACACGGACGCCAAGCGTGTCCTTGAGTTGTCCCTGAGAGAGGCGTTGAGCAAAGGGCATAGCTACATTGGCATTGAGGCGATGGCTGCGGCCGTAGAGAGGGTCCAGCGTGAAGCGAAATGTCCGTGCAAAGACCCCCAAGGTGCGGAGCCGTGAAGGCGTGAACCAAGCCCAGCACGACCGCCTCGCCACCCTCACCGCCGACACGAAGGTCATCGGTCTAGACAACGGCTGCCCAGTCGTGAGATACCCCAACGGCAGGCTAATGAAGGTCGGTAGGACGGGCCGGATGGTCTCGGTGTCTAAACGTGCCGAACAGGAGATCGTGCTGAAACAGATCGGGAGGGCTAATGGCCGACGTTGACTGCGAAATGCGCCAGATCCTCGCTGAAATGGAGCTGCTGTCGTATGGCTCTACCGCGAACTGGGAGCCTGCGACCTCGAGCGGCGAGCGAACCTATGGGATCCCGCCTGGTTGTAGTTTCGCGGCGCATGATCTGTGGCGCCGACGCTACGAATCAGCGACCTATAAGGCCAGAGTGGTTGAGCGTGCTCGTGAGGCTTTGGAGGCGATGCGTAAGCAGAAGCGGCTGGAGGTTGAGCCTGAGACCGAGGCGGAGCTCGAAGCGCGGATCGTCAGTGAAGGTGTTGGCTGGGGGTTGCAGGACATTGCGAATCATTGCCGTGTGACCCCGAAAATGGCGCGTAGGGCCCGTGAACGTCTCAACGTGGACGTGGAGACCGGGAAGCCGCTCAAGGCGCCTAGGAGGCCGCCTACGGAGCGCCAGTTGCAGGCTCAGGCGTTGAAGGCGCGTGGTTTGACGTTGAAGCAGATCGGGCAGTTCCTGGGCTGCGACGCCGCAACGGTGTCCCGTGACCTTGCAACCGCCTAAGGATTGTGCTAAGGATTCCTTGCAAGAAGGCGGGAGTCGTGCGCCTTTTGTCGGGCCTAATCCGATGGCGAAATGCCCGCTATGTGAGCATTACGGGCAAGTCCTTGGGTGCGTTTGGTCCGGGCGGCCCCTCGTCTGCGACAATGACTTCGTAGCCATTGGCGTCTGGTTCGAGGCATCCTTGCTCACGAAAGAGCCTTTGCAACTCCACATCGTCAACACGGAT